ATGTTATCTCTTTTTACAAATTTTCTAGGTATATAAGTTACCTCAACACCATAAATTTTCAATTGCTCATTTATTAAATTCTGAACCAATCTTTGTTCAGATTTTGATCCTTGTATAAAAAACGGATTTAATGCCATTATCCTATAAAATCAAGAGGTGGTATTTCATATTCTAATGTCATTCTAGATTTAATATCTTCTAATTCTCTTTCTGCGTCTTCATATATTTCTCTACCATTTAACTCAATTCCACCAGGAAGTTTAACTCCTCTAAATTTAATTAAATTCTGACCCCATTGTTTTTTAATAAGAGAAGTTAAATATTTTTTTACAAAACTATCATTATATACTTTAGTAAAATCATTAGGATCTAAAATTCTGTAACAATCTATAACTAAATAAGTGTCTTTTTTCTGGGCTCCCCAATCAATATCTAAATACAATCTATTTTGTCTTTTATTAAATCTTATTTGCTTATCTGTTTTAAGTAAAAAATCAATATCTTCAAGATATGATTTAACCATAGCATATTGTAAAAGTTCAACTGAATTAAAATAATATAAATCATTTAAAAATAGTTGATATTTGATACTAAACATTCCACCAGAAATGTCACTAGTATCAAATTTAAAAACTTTTTCTATTCCTATTACAGAATCTGGAACTTGAATAAAGTTGGAACTTTCATAAAAATTAAAAGAAGTAGAAACTCCATTAATAGAAGCTGAAGCTGTTGTAGTAGTCACACCTACACCAGATCCATTTGTTATAGATCCTTTTCCTCTATTAATGTCTTCTTCTGTAATTTTGTACTTTAAGTACATTTTTTCAACACCATCAAAATGACGCTCATTAAAATACTGTAGTGCGTCATCGACAAGATCATCTATTTGATCATCATCTACGTTAATTTCTAATACTGGAGCGCCTAAACGTCTAAGACAATAATCAATTAACTCTTGTCTACTTGATGGTTTTGCCATTAATGCGACCTATATCGTTTATACTAGTTAACTATTATTTTTTTCTTCTAATAGTTTTTTTGCATTTTCTAGTTCTTTATTTACTAATAGTAATTTTGCTTCTAAAACAATATTATCATTAATTAAAGAAGAAATTTTTTGATTGTAAATAGAAATTAAAGAACTAACATCAATTTCACTTGACATAAATTAAAACCTCTAATAATTTATTAATATCTAAAATATATTTATACCTCTAGCATTCCTAAGGAAGAGATTACTTCTTGTTGTTTAATGTAAAGTTTACAATATAACTTAGCAAACTTTTTAAGCTCATTAAAATCCAATTCCTCTATCAATCTGGCATGTTTTTCATATTCAAAAAGTTTATCAATACTTTCAATTTTTATTTCTTCTGGATTCATTGATAAATTCCTCTAATAAACATTTTAAGTAGTTTACATCGTCTTTTAATTTTTTTATGTCTTCCTTTTGACTTTTTCTTTCGTTTTTGGTTTTAATGTACTGTTCATATTCAAAATTGTCACAATTTATAATGGCACCTGTATCTTCATCGCGGAATAAATTTTTATATCCTTCTATTTTTATCATAATAATCAAGCCAGAGCAATTGCTCTAATGTCTGTAAATCTTGGAGTATCAGATTCATTTGTGCCACTTACAACTACCTTAATTGAAAAGGCATTGAATTCTTCCAAGTCATTTGCAGTAAATTGATACTCTAAAAATTCATCAGATATACTTGGTTTAATATACATATCTGGTAGTCCATCATTTAAAGATTCATTTACAACTACATCACCAATTCCATCAACATCAATATCTATTAGGTTGTTATATCCAGGGAATAGTCTATAAGATTGATCTATTTGATCAGAATCTGATTTAAATAATCTATAAAGAACTCTAAAATCACTATTTGAATTTCTATATGCACCCAATATTACTTTTAAAGATGTAGCTGGTTTTTTCAAAGATATTTTTTTAGAAACATATACAAATTGATGTGGATCTGTTCCAATTTCGTGTGTTCTGGAATCAAAAGCATAATTTTTAACAGGACTATTAATTCTGTTTCTTAAAAGAACAAATGTCGATGATTCTGAAGTATCTATTACTGGAGAAACATTGCGGGAAGTACTTTCTAATCTAATACCTAGTGTTAAAGATTTATTGTTTACAAAGGAAGAACTTTGAAGTCTATTAATTTCATTCACTCTTGAACATACCATTCTAGGAGAAGATAATTTATTTACTTTATTCAATTCAACACTTTCAAATCCTTGATCTAAGAAAGAAACTTCATTTCCAGAACAACTAGTTGCAGAAATTGTTCTTAATGTTGCAGAAACAGTAGTATTTTCTGGATAAATTACATTAAAATGTGGAACTATAGAACTAAATTGATAATTTTGAGTAGCTTGACAATTGGGTCCACCAAATGTTTTTTCCTCTATAAAACTTAATTGAGGTTTATCTGTTCTAATAAATTCAATATGATATTTGTCTAAATCTTTAACAGATTTTAGTAATGAATCAGTTGGCATGTTGTGTTTGGTATTAATTCTAGTAAGAGAAATTCCATTTACCTCATATTTGTAAACTAAACTATTGACTGCATGATCTCTAGTAATAGATTCATTTTCTCCTCTTTTATTAATTACTAAACTATTTACATTTATACCAGTGTATGATATTATTTCATTGTTTATTAAAACATATCCAGGATTAGATACACTGACATTAGTTCCTTCAAATTTAACAAAATTTGAAGTATTAGCAACAGATATTGCTACACTACTAGAAACTAAACTAGAAGTCAGTAATTCTGGAGTAGTATCTGGAAATACACCATTGATAATAACAATATTATTATCGGAGTGCATACCATGATCATAATGAGTGACTTCAAATACATTTCCTGTGTACAAATTACTAGGAACATATGTTTGTGAACTAACAGTAGTTCCTGATAAAGAAACATTTGTAGATCCATCATAATAAGAAATACTATTACCTTGAGTAAATTGTTCTCCTTGAACATTGGTCAAATACAATGTATCAGCATTTATAGTAGAAGATACAGTTATTGTTGCACCAGATCCTTTATTAACTGAACTTGTAGTAATTCCAAGAAGATCTCCTGTCACATATCCAGAACCAGTGCTTGCAATAGATATTGAACTTAGTTTTGAATCTGCAAAAGTAATATTTGCAGTTGCTCCGTTTCCTGATCCTGTTATTGTATATAAAGGAACAGAGGAGAAGGATCCATTTGAATAACCAATTCCAGTATTTGTTGTTGTAATAACGCCTATATTTCCACCAATTTTTTCAATGTAACCATAAGATGAACCTTCAATAATTTTTGTTCCAACTGAAATTACATTAGTAACGTTAGAAGAAGTTATGATTCCTACTACAAGTTTTCTTGGTAAAGATTTTATTGGATTTTTTATTAACTTTTGAATATTTGAATCATATCTACCATAAGTCGCCCCAATGGATAAAGTAGGATTATGAAAATATGCTGTTCCTGAATTAGATACAAACTGTGCTTTATATAATTTAAAAGTCAAATCTTCAGATAAACTTGATGACCATATAGATCCATTTTGAGGCTTATAAAGATTTCCTCCAGTATAATTATTTGAATATATTTTTTGTAAAGCAAAAGGTAATAATGCTGTGTCTACAGTTGGTTTATTAGTTTCTGCAGTCCAAAGTTTATATTTTGACGAAGTTGGACAAGTAATTGATAAAGAATATTGTTTGTTTGGTTGTAGATATATTGGAGACTTAAATTTTATATTAGTTGCAACTGATCCATCTGCAGAAATTGCTATTTGTGATGGTAAAACTTCAACTCTAGCAAAGTCTTGAATCAATTTGTCTTTCGGAGTTCCTCCAATATCACATTCTCTAATTTCGACAAATAATTTTTCAATAGGATCTTTATCTGAGAAGAAAAGATCAACACTAGTTAAAAATCCACCATCATTGTCAGTTCTAAATGTTTGTGAAAAAGGATCTCTTCTTAAAGCATTTAATGGAAGAGAAGGAGGTGACTTTCTAACCACAACACTTTCTGAATAAGTATCTTGATTAGAAATTCCAGATGCATAAAATGTAGTTTCAGTATAACTAACTGATAAAGAACTAGAATTTGTTGAGCTAGATGATAGTTTAAATGTTTTAGATCCTTTCGTGAAAAGTAGTGGTGGAGTAGGGTTACTTAATGGATTTCTGATATAAAAACAACCAATCAAATCACCAAGACTATCTGAAATTAAAGATTGTGTAATTACTGTTGCTTGTGCTTTGCTGGTTTTTCCAACTAATAACATTCCATTAGGAGTATATCCAAAATACTTACCGTTAGAATTATCTGCAAGAGATTTAGTGTCAATATTTAAAATTGTAGACGAGAAAGAGTAACTTGTAAAACTTGCAGCTGGATTATATGGATTTTCTAAATAAGTTTCTGAAGCGGCATTATATGTTCCAGACTTATGAGTTTGTGAGGCAAGTCTAAAAGAACAAACTAATTCATTTCCAACATATCCATCAACATCTTCTCCTGCTTGGAATACACCAGAAGACATTGAAATTTGTAATAATTTAGGAATTATATCTATGTTTGCATTTCCATCAAAAAATCCATAATATTGTGTAGAAGGTTGTAATCCACTTGCAAAAAATTCAACGTTTCTAGATCTCATATAATTAGAATGAGATTCTGAAGTAATTAAATTTGAAAGATAAGTATTTTTCCAATCTCCTTCTGTTCTAGAAACTAAACCACTTTCTACTAAAACAGTTCTAACCCAAGTATCAGAGGAAGGATATAATTTTAAGTTACCATTATAATTAACAACAGAAAATGGATTTACAAATTCATCTTTTGTAGCAAGATTTTGAGAAACATTTGTCCATTCAATTTCTGAGTAATTTAAAGTAATTAAGTCTCCTGTTTTCTTAATGTTAAGATCTGATAAAGGTAGATTAGTAGAAAAATCTGCAGTTTCTACATTTATAGTTGAAGAAGGAGAAATTTCAGATTTTAAAGAATATAAAGAAACATTTGATAATAATTCTTGAGATTCTGAATCAATTGAAAATTTAGAATTTGAATCATCTATAAAACTTGTGTTTTTAAATCCGTCTGCAAAAAATCCAGATTTAAATCTAGAAAATCCATCAGAATCTTTAATTTGTAAAGATTTTGTGTCTACTTCTAAGAGACTTAAAGAGGATAAAGTTTCTAAATTTTCTATTCTTTGTTCTAATTTTCCAATATCTCTCATAGTATAACGCTTATTGTCAATCAATTTAACTTTAGCGTCAAATGGACTGAATAAATATGCTGGAAGATTAATCACTGCTACATCCATTGCTTCATCAATGGAAGAGGGTTCTTTTGGATTTGAAGAAGAAATTCCTTTTATTAGAGAAAAATTACCATTTTTATTTAATACAAGTTTATCTATTCTCGGTAAATAATAATAATATCCAATATTTGAACTTTCATTAGGAGAAATAACTATTGAAGGATTTAATCCTGAAATTGAAAAATTTCTAGAAGAAAATGCAAATGGAGAAGAAGAAGAACTTAAAAATCTAGAAACCCTTGGTCTAAAATCAATTAAATCAGTTAATCTGGTGTTGCCATTTAAAGTAGGAATATCTTTTGTATATCTTTCTTTACCATAACTTTGTACTGTATAAAGATCTCCAGAATCATTTGAAGGGACACTATAGTAATCATAAATTACTAATAATTTTCTAGAAGGAATATTAAAATCATTCTTTCTTACTATTCTAGCATAATCATAATATTGATCTCTCTGCCCATTATCAAGAGCATAATCTTGAGTTCTGTCTAAGTAATTTCCTGTAGTGACAAATTGTATAGATCCAGAGATATTAGACTCTTGAAAATTAACTGTTTCTCCAGTAATAAATTTGTTAGTATTTAAATAAACAAATTCAACTTCGGTTGAAGAATACCTAGTAACAATTTGTCCTATTGCGCCACTTGTGGATCCAATAATTTTTTCTCCAAGAATAGATGCACTATCTAAGTTTAATCCACTACTAAAAGATAACTTATCTAGTACTGGAGAAGAAGTATTTAATGATTCGTAAACAGCAATTACTTTAACTACATCTGGTATATTTAAAGATATTTCTTTATCGTCAACTCTGAGACCATAATATTTACTAGTACTTAAGCCAGAAACTGAAGTAGAAATTCCTGTAGATATTTTATCTATTTCAATCTTTTCACTTCTAATATATAATTTTTGTTTACTAGTAACAGAATTCTTTTGAACAGTGGTATTAACTATTAAATTATTTTGACTAGGTTTTAATCCAGAAATAGTTAATAATGTTGATCCTCCGTCCAAAGATACATTACTAGAATTTAATCTTTCTACAGATCCGTCTTCATAAAAAACTGAATATCTTTCAGAATCATATGATTCATAGAATGCACTACTAAGTCCAACATCTGAAATATTTAAATTTAAGAATCCTGAACTAGTTGTAGATTTTCCTTTTATTTGTTTAGTGAGTTTTATATTTGCATTAGATAAATTGACATCTGAAATATTTTTATTCCCTAAAGGTGCATATAAAGAAGATTTTTCTGATCCTAAAATAGTTGGCTCACCGAATGAAAAAGATGCATTAGTTATTGAAGTTGGTAAACCTCCGTCACAAACCTTATTAATTGTGCTTACACCAGCAAGAGTTAAATACAATCCATCAGAAGAAACTGATACAACTCTATTGTAAGTTTCTGTTAAAAATCCAACTCGTTGATATCTAATTATTGTGTCACTTCTTACGCCAACAAAATTTCTTCCAGCACATGATCCTATTCCAGAAGCAGATATTTGAATTTGATCATTTATATTGAAATTAGAACCAGTTTTTCTTTGCAGTACAGTATCTGCTACAAATGATGTACTTAGACCTGTAATATTCTTATTTTGATATATTGATTTAATGTCTTGTGTCGAATATGCTGTTACATTAGAAATAGTTCTTGAAGGTAAATTACTACCATTTATAGATATTTGTTCTCCTATTGAAAAAGATCCAGAAGTTTGATTAATAGTTATTTTAGAACCATCTGGAGAACCGACTACATATCCAGATGCACCACTGCTTAAACCTTTAATATAAGAAGTTTCAGGACAATCTGTTGAACTTACAGTTTGATTAAGAGTTAGTACTGAATAAGTTTGAACATCAAATAAATACAAATCCCATTCTGTAGACTCATTAGAATATGGAGAATCTGATAGTGAAAAGGAATAAATTCTAGCATTTCCTATTGTTACACCAGATCCAACAGTAGTTGATGATTTTCTTTGGTTTTGTAAATTTACATAATAGTTATTATCTAATCCTATAAATGGAGATCCAGACACGTTATTTACTTTAAGTAAATTCCCCATTTCAAAAGGAATACCAAAAGAATTTACAAATTGAGTATCTCTTGGTTTTTCAATATCAATAATAGAAGTTCCTGATTTATCAATATCAAACCCTTTTACATAAGCTTTTCCAGGAGAAACCTTAATGCACATTAAATTATCATTTGGGGTATTTCCTTGCTCTGTTTTTTGATTACTAAAAAATAATCCACTTGAGGAAACTCCATCATTTAAAGAGTCATTAATTTCAATATCAAAAGGTATTAAAGAATAGTCTCCAGATTCTTCATATGTTCTTTTGGAAATATATTCCTTTATTAAAGAATATGTGTTAGTATCTTGTATTTTTTTAACTTCACCATTATTAATTCTTAAAATTTCAACGAAGTCTCTATCTTCATAATCCGTTAATATTTTTTTACTTAAAATAGCAGATATTTTTAATCTATCCGATCCTGGAGCAGAAAAGTTAGCAAATCCCCTTGCATTATCATATAAACTGTTATCTGACTGAGAATCTATTATTTCTTCAATTACTTCTAGTCCGACTCTATACGAAGGTGTATTACTATATTGGTCTAAAATTAACGTATAGTCATTTACATTTACAAAAGTTCCTCTTATATAATAAACACCCTTTGAAATTGAAACTGCAGATCCAATAGAAGTTGCGTTAGAACTAATTAAACTTGCTATCGTTTGTCCAGAAACAATACTAGTATTTCCATAATTAAATGTTTCTTGTGTTATTAAAGTTTCACCGTCTGAAAATGTTCCAATTTCAAATGAAGAATTTGAAGTTAAATACTTGACATATAATGTATAATAACCTTGATCAGATTCTGTATTTAATATAACGTTTTTAACAAGTGCGGTTATTCCAGAATCTTGTCCTGATATTTTTTTTCCTATTAGTTCTCTAATATATAATCCAAGTTCCAATCCTAAGTGCTTAGGATTGAGTTTAACTGCATGATACTCCGAATCATAAGAAATATTTCCTGGTATGACAACTGACCCGTCTTTAAAAATATGGTCTGCAAAAGAAGAAATTTGATCTTGAAGTAAAGATTGTAATGTAGTCAGTTCTCTTGACTGAATTGGAAATCCTGGTTTAAAAAGAACTCGATAATAATTTTTATTTTCATCAAAATCGTCATAATAAGGTGAAACGTTTAAATTTGTTTTTTGTGTCATTTTTAGAATTCCAGGATAATTTTAATATCTTCTTTTTGTCTTGGGTTTCTAGAGACTACGGGCCTATTATCAAGATAGATAATTTGTCCTGTTGATTTATTTATCTCCGGAAAAGATATTCCATTTGTAAAATTAGTTGCTAAATTTACCCTTCTAGTTAAAGATACTGTGGTTGTAATTCCTGTAAAAGAAGAGTCGATAGATCCACTAAAACTATTATCTGATACTATAGTTCCGGCAGAAGAAGAAAAGTCTATCTTAGTTGCTTCAATAGAAACTGTCCTAGAATCTTTTTGATCGTATGAAGTATTATTGTAAAAAAGAGATCTATCAGTAAAATATTTTAAAACTTTTGTTTCTACATCATATGAAGCTATATAACCAACTGCTGTTCCAACACCACTTATAGTTTGGTATATTTTGTTGCCAGGTATAGCATCTTCTGGATTAGATACCGTTGACATTTTAAGAGCATACAATCCAGAAAATTGATTTTCTAAAAATATTGAGGAAGAAGATCCAACACGGCAAGGATTTTTAATTATTCCGATTTGAGAAAATTTTGTATCTATAGGAAAATCTTTAGTTGAATCATCAAAACGAGCATAAACCAAAACTTTATCTGTACCTAACTCGGTGTATATATCACTACCGTGACCTTTTTCTGGTGGAATAATGGGAATTAATTTTGCAAATGAAGTTGCACCTGAATTAATAGTAGACAAATCAACTCTACCATAAGAATATCCTTTCCCACCAGATGAAACAGTTGTATTTGTTATTTTTCCACCAACAACATCTACAATAACTTTTGCTCCACTTCCATCGCCAATAATATCTAATTCTGCGTCAGTAGTATTATATCCGGACCCCTGATTAGCAATGTAAACTGTTTTTATTTGATTTTCATTTACGTCAGAATTGCCATTTTCTCTTATTGCTTGTATTTGAGAATCACTGGTTGTTAACCAATCATTTGGAACAGGAATATATTCAATAGAATCAAATTTGATTATATCACTAGGAGAGACTGTAAAAAGATATTTCCACACATAACCGTCTCCACTTTCTCCTGCTCTTGAAGGTTCTAAATCAATAAAAGTGGGTTCATCTTGAGAAAAATTTCCTAAAGGATTTGCTGCACTAGAACCATTACTGATACAAACATAAACTCTATAATCACTATTGATTACATAATAGTTTGAATCATATAATCTAGTAGAATTAGTTTGAGGTGAGGTGTTTGTAATGCTATAATCATGCCTATACATTTCATAAATTGTACCTTGTTTCCAATCAACTCTTCTTATTAATCTCCTAATATCATTTGGTGATATTTTTTTACCAAATATAATAGTATCTTTAACATGACTTAAATAATCTTGGTTATCAATAGGATTAGGTACATTGTCATTCCATCCGTCAGATCTGCCAAATCCAACAATAGTGGGGTTTGGTAGACTTAAAAATACATAGTAAGAACTATTAGCATTTTGTACAGATTCTACAAAATTACTAGCATTTAAAATTCTAAATTGGTCTGTTACAATTGCTGACATTTTATATTGTTAGCTTTTTTCTATATTTATACTCATTTTTGCATATGATAAAATTTTATTATATAGTATCTTTAGGAAATTCTTTTATTAGAGATCCATTATCTCTTAATCCATACTTTCTTCTTTGTATTGTTGGGAAAGTTGTTAGGCCAGAATTTATAGTATATCCACTGATACCTATTGAAATTGGATTTAAAGAAGGTCTACTAAATCCACTTAGTCTTCCCCAAGAGAATCTACCAACAGTTCCTGTACTAAATGTACTTATTCCTACATGATTTGTAGTTGATAAAATGTTACTTGTAATTACTCCTTCCAAATCGTTTATTGAAATATTATGAACATAGTAAATGTTATCAACAAAAGTTGTTCCAATACCAACTATATTTGCGTCATTGTTATCAATAGAAGTAATTCCATTTCCAACTGTTGTATCAAATACAACTATAGGATATCCAACTAACAAAGTGCTAGTAACACTGGTTTGATCAAATTTTACTTGGAAATTAATTGCTAATGGATTTCCATTTGTGCCAACACTAGTAGTAATTCCAGTTATAATTCCAGCAAATCCCTCAACAAATTGAACATTTTCAACCACTTCACTGATTGTTGAAGGTGAAGGTATAATAACTGAAGGTGCAAAACTATACCCAAATCCTGGATTTGTTAATTCAACTCCCTGAACTCTCAATAAGGTTTTATTTGGTT